TGATCACCTTTGTCACCTGCTGCAAAAGTAAAAGAATCTCCTGAACCAGAAGCATATTTAAATTGTACTGTGTATGATCCTGAAGTTGAATTTCTTAAAATATAAAAAGTTTGTACATCTAAAGGAATAGTTACGATTTGGTTTCCAGATATTGAACCTGTAAACTCAATCATTCTATGAGATAAAACTGCACCAGTTGATCCGTCAGAAACAGATAAAGCTGTTGTATTTGCACCACCAGCAATTGATTGTTGTGTAAAACCACCAGAAATTTGTTCGATGATTTGTAAATTAGTATTTGTTTTTGTTCCCCATGTACCGGCATTTTCACCAGTTGCTTGAAGTTCTACCCCTAAAGGTGTGTATGTTGATGCCATAATTTTTATCTCCTATGCAGCGTCACTATACGTTGTATTTGATCCCGTGTCAACATCTTGATACGATTGAATTCCAAAACCTGTAGCAGTTCCAAAAGTAGCTACAGAACTAATTGTTTCAACACCTGTTAAGCCCATTACATCTGCAGGTGTTATTGCCCCTACGGACGACGTAGAAGACACTCCAGTTAATCCTACAAGCATTTGATCAAGATCTATTGATCCTACGGCTGAGGTTGTTGCAACGCCTGTTACAGGTACAAATTCTACAATACCTGCTATTAAGGAACCTACATTTGAAGTTGCTTCTTGACCTGTTGGTATTACTACAGAAGTTAAATCAAATGTTACTGAGCCAACAGAAGATGTACTTGCTTGACCTGTTAAACCAACTGCCATGTCATCAGGACTTATTGATCCAACAGAAGCAGTTGCAGAAACTCCGGTTAATGAAACTGTTGGTGATAATATAACTGTTGGTGAACCAATTGAGAATGTTGCAGAAACTCCGGTTACTCCCATAACATCAGCAGGGTTAAGTGTAAACATACCCCAACCATTTTCACCGTAAGTTCCATTACTCCAACCATTAACACCTAAGTTAGATGTAATTTCTTGACCATCTAATTCTACAGTTAAACCAGAGAAACCCCAACTTTCAAAGTTCCAAGTATCTCTACCCCAACCTTGTTCATTAAACGCTGATAAAGAACCTACTGATGCTGTTGCTGATACTCCAGTTACAGATACAACAGGACTATTACTTTCTCCCCAAGGCTCTTGACCCCATTCAGATCTACCCCAACCTTGTTCAGAAGATGCAACAGGTGTACCTAAAGATGAAGTTATAGATTGACCTGTTAAAAGTATTACTTCGTCATTAGCTTGACCCCAAGAACCACCATCGTTCCATGTGTCTGCACCAAAACCAGTTATAATAGCTTCAGTTGTGCCCCAACGACCGGTACTCCAGGTTGTGCCTGATTGGTTCCAAGTATTGGCCATAAGGAAGACCTCCTTATGCTAATCGTATGATTGCGTTCGATGCGTCTGCTGCAGGGAATTGAATTGTAAAAGTTCCACTAGATACGGTTTTGTCACCACCAAATGCGATAACAGCACATGCTGGATCGCCAGAAGCAGAATCATTAAAAATTAATGCACCGTTTGCTGTGAAAGATGCACTTGTGTAACTTACATCATTAAAATCACAAACAGCTGTTGTGCCGGATGCAGCTGGATCAACACTTGTAAGTGCTGCACCTTTTGCTACATAAGCAGATCCTGATGTATTAGAAATTTCGTTTGAAGTTGAATAAGCTGTTGTACCTGCACCTAATGATGCAGAACTAGTATATAAAGCTATTCTAAAAGTGTCGCCGCCTGAAGCAGAAAAGTTGTGAACTCCTTTTAAAAGTTCTACTTTAAAACTTGTGCATACCGCTGATGATATTGCCATAATATTTTATCTCCTATGGGTTTGCCGAGTTAACTGGAATACGAACAGCGCCATCTGTGTAGTCGTCTCTTCGTCTTCTACCAACTTGCTCATTAGCAAACTTTTGTACCTCTTGTTTATACTTATTTTCATAAAGTGTCAACATATCAATTGGGCCTTTTAAAAACCCGTATGTCTCTGATAGACAACAATACAATAGTCCATTAGGGAAATTCATACTAATATAATTAGTCTGATTACTAGACTCTAAAGTAGCTGGCATTTTATTAAAATGGACTCTAAATTTATAGGTTGTATCTGGTACTGGAGCAAACATCATTCTTCCAGATGTAGTGTCACTATCTCCTGTAGCACCACCAAACATTGCATAGTATTTAGGCTGCCCTCTTTTTGCAGTTTCTGTTGAGGGTACGTATTGTTGTAAATATGTAATATCTTTTTTCTCTAGCCAAACATTATTTCCTGTTACATCAGAGGTTGAATCGTAGACTTGTATACCTCTAATAAATAATGATCCTGCTGGAGCATTAATTGTTGATTGACCAGTTATTAAATTACCATCTTGTTGTTTTCTATCTGCATCAATAGGAACATCTCTCATGATTCTATATTGTGCGTTTAAGATTATGTTTTCTAATATATCAGTTGTTAAAACATTTGAATCTGTTTCTGTATAGTTTCTAAGTTGTGTAACTAAAGTGCTGTAACTTATACCTGCCATTACGCTACAACCTCTTTACATGTTGGACAACTTTTTCTAAACCTATTGTGTTTTGTACAATGCTCTGGTTTTACTTCTTGTTTTAAAACAACAGGTTCTTGTCTTTTAGGTTTAAATATATTTTTAATTTTATTCCAAATATAACTTATCATAATATACCTCTTATCATTGGACTAACATAAATGTTTTCTCCACCACCTGTTATATTACCAACTGCGTTATAAGGCAAGGTAACAGTAAAGCCTGTATTAACTGTTTTTGTAGCTGGCATGGCACCTGTATTCTCTGTTCTTGTAGTTACAGATTGTATTTCTAAACCTGGAAAAACATTAGCGATAGCATGCGCAGTTGCTGTTGTGCTTTCTGGTGTTTGACCTCTAAAAGGTGCATTAGTACCTCTAGTTAAACCTGTTATAGTTTGTGCTCCAGACGTGCCTGTGTATTGTATAACTTCTCTTTGAATTACAGGAACATAGTCAGGATTTGTTGAACTTGGTGCAGTTGCACTTTGTATAAAATAAAAACCCGTTCCAGGAAAATTTGTATTAGAATCAAACGTAGCAGTTGTTGCTGAAGCTGTTATTGCATCTGCTATTGCAAATATTGGAAATAGATTACTTCCTAAATTAAAACTTTGAGTAGGATCATTACTAGCTGGGTTATAAAATAAAACAAAATCTCCAACTTCTAAATTATGATTAAGTAAACTTACAGTTAAAGTTGCACTTCCATTTGTTACTGTAAAAGGATCTTTTGGTAAAAGAATTGCTGTTGGTGGTTCGTTTCTATCTGTTCTTGTATTTAATAATGCAACGCCATCAGCACCATTTGGTTTTGGTTCTAATTGTGGTTGCTTTGGTTCAAATTCTGTAAAGTGAACAAATGCACCATTCCATTCTCTAACCATTTCTCTGTATGGAAACTCCATACCTGATCTATCAGATATTGCTTTTGCGTATTTACCTGTTGCGTATCTAGACATTATGCTCCTGGGTAGTATGCTTTTGGTGTTATGTATGTGCTAGAAGCAGAACCATCCTCTGCTAATGCTCTTGCTAGTTCATCTTCATAAGCTAATTTTGTAGCTTGTATAAGTTGTGGTGCATATTTTTGTGATAAATAATATGCTAATCCTGATATCATGCATGGTACAAATCTAAATGGAACATCAGTTGCATTAGTATAATCACCTACATCTTGAATTCTTTTTATAAAATAAAAGTGCATATCTTTAGAAGCGTTAGTTGCATCTGGTGTTGGATAGATACTGACACTTACATGATCTATAAATCTTTGTACCCAATATTGATTAGGTGTTCCTTTTGATAATTTATTAGAAAAACCTGCATAAGTAGATCTATCTACTTTTGTCATTGGCGAATCTGATTGAGTTGTTGCTGTTCTATTATTTCTTAATTGTGCTTCAAGGACATCGGATATTCCATGGACATTTGCTGGTATACTAATAGCATTCGTACCATCAGCTGCTGATCTAAAAAATTTATATTCAGCTTGTCCTTCTACTAAATCTAAATCTAGTTCTCCTACTTCCCAATAGTGAAGTCCTCTATTACCCCATTCTTGGAAAAGAATATTAAGAGATCTTCTTGCAGATTTTAATTGATAACCTGCTGCAGAATTTAATCCAATACGTTCGAAAGCATCTTCTATTATTTCATCAATAGAAAACGTTTTATCGAAAGTAGTTGTCTCAGAGGTAGTATTAGCCATTTAGCCTCCTAGCCGTCAAAGAATACTGTTAAGCCTGTGATTACTCCAACATTTACTTTTATGAAAGCACCTGAATCAAAAACCATTCCATCATCTGGAATGTATGGATCTAAGTCTCCTGCATCTACAGGAACACCTAAAATTTCTGACCCATCAATGCTTGAATTATTAAAAAATATAGTTCCTGCACCAGCATTTACTGCATGCATTCCTCTAACTCTAGTTCTTCCAGCAAATAATGTTCCACCTTGATCAGCTGCAACGCCTGAAGAAGTATTAGTTCCTACCGCTCCTGAAGCTGCAATTTGAGTAACTGTATTGAAATATTTTGTTGATGTTACTGTAGCATTATTAGGACCTGTTAGATCTTCAGTTTGTGAAGCACCTGTTGGATCAGTTCCAGTAATTGTAAAAGTAACAGCAGAAATATTACCAGCTGAAACCAAAGTAATTTTTTGACCCAGGTTAGTGCCACCAAAAGTTGCGGCTGTACCTGCAAGAGTCATATTACCGGCTCCTCCTAAAGTTTGAGCTGCAGCGATGGTAGTCGCAGCGGCTGCTGTGCCATCAGTAAATCTTTTTGCTTTTATATCTGTTGCCATTTGTTCTCCTTAAAATTTGTGTGGGCCGAAGCCCACACTAATTATTTATTACGCTGCAAATGCAAATGCACCAGTAGTAGCGTCTGCTGCGCCACCCAGTTTAGTTGCAATATGCCATGTACCTGTTTCATAACAAATAAAAGCAATCATGCTTCCAGTTGTTAAAAGGTTTGTAGCTGCGTTAGCGGCAGTGAAAACTAATTGAGTTTCACCTGCTGCAGAAATATCAAAATCTGCTTCTCCGCCTGATCTTGATTCAATTATTGAACCAGTAGCCCAAACATCAGTTCCAGCTGCATCAAAAGTTAGAGTGTTAGTTCCACCAGTTGTGTCAACTGCTTGCATGTAAACACATACTGTTCCTGCTGTTGCTGCAGGTAATGTAGTGCTTGCTGCGGCTGCACCTGTGTAGTTTACAATTGTTATAGTGTCTGCTGCAAATGCGAAACCAGCACCTGTTGCTACGTCTGCTTTTGCTAAACCAGTTAAGTCAGGCATACCTGAACTCATTCTAGTTGTAACTGCACCTGTTGTTGTATTTTTAGTCGCGACTTGAAAACCAGCTTCTGATCTTACCGGTCCCGAAAATGTTGTATTTGCCATAATTATATCCTCCTAGTTTCCGAACATAGTCTCTAGGCCGTCGACTATACGCGTCTATGTTCTAATTAATTTGTATAGTGATAAAACTATATACTAGTTTTTAGTAGAGTGCAAGAGAGCCTATAGTGTGAATTGAATTTATTCAACGATGTAGCTTTTTATTAAGTAGCTACTGAAACTTGTGGAGCGGCACCTTCAATAGTATTTTGCCTGTGGGCAATAGCTGCTTCTTCTAGCTTGATCTTTGTGATGACTTCTTTAACTTTGTCATCGATCCTGACCATTTCAAGAGTATATCTACCATTAGATAGATGCTCCTGTTCCCACTTCAACTCCAAGGACCTTTTTGTTTTGTATAGGTCTTGTATCATAGATAACTTCCTCATAAGTTATTCTGTTAGTCTTGTCATCATAACTAATTCCAAGATCTTCCCATTTTATACTTTTTTCTCCAAGTTTGTCAAGGATTGCATTTTCTAGGGATTCTGCGTTATCCTCAGATAACACTTCAAATTTTGCGTGATGGTTATAAGCCCAAATATTTACTATAAATTTTTTCATGAATCTCACCGTTTATTTTATGATTGTGGCGAGACTATGTCTCGCCACAAAAAATTATTGATTACGCACCTTCAACACCGAAGATACCTCTAGGGTCTGATACTCCAAATGAGTATCTTTCTCTAGCTTTGTATCTAACGTTGCCAGTATCGAAATCACCTTCCATTGCAGTCGTTAATGGAGCTCTTGTGAACATTTTCATGCCGTTTGGCACGTCTGTAATGATGTAGAACGCATCAGTGTCAGTTAGGTAATTATTCACTCTGTATCCTTGAGGAATCATTCCCA